CCATAGCCTCAACGGCGGGTCGGGTCGCTGGCAACGTAGCGGCGACGGCGCCTCTCATGGGAGGCGGTGCGGGCGTAGGCCTGCCGGCCCGCGTCGGTTTGGGTGCCATGCGGGGGGCCGCGGCAGGCGCCATGACGCCGGGAGGCGGTGCGCCCGGTACCGCCATAGGGGCCGGTGTCGGCGGAGCCATTCCGCTCGCCGGTGCCGCGCTTGCGCCGGCAATGCCGAACGTCGCTGAGTTTGCCAGCAGCGTCATGCAGAAGTTTCCGAGCCTTTCCAGATTCATCGGCGGGACCGAAGAACGCACCGTTGATGGCTTCAACCGATCGGTAGCGCGCCAAGTCTTGGAACCGATCGCGGGCGACGTGCCGCGTAACATGAAGGCCGGTCATGGCCTGATTGATCACGCCTATGATCAGCTCGACCGCGCTTACGATGCGATCAAGCCTAGCCTGTCGCTCAATCAGAATATGGGGGCTGGCGCATGGCGGACATTTGAACCGGAGTTACAGCGGATCCGCGGCGAGCTCTCGGAAGAGGGCTGGCAAAAGTCATTCGACACTTTCGTCCGCAACCGGATCACAAATCGATTTGACAAGAACGGCGTCATGGATGGCGACGCCTTCAAGGCCGCCGAGCACGACCTCACGAAGCGGGTCAACCAGCTATACGGCACCAATAATGCGGAGCTGGGTGACGCCTTCAGCGAGGCTCGCGACCTCTTCCGGGATGCGCTCATGAAGCAGAATCCCGCGCAGGCGCCGGAACTCAGCCGCATCAACGAGTCATACGCCATGTTTTATCGCATGAGTAAGGCGGCGAGCGGTAAGTCGGCTGATGGAAAATTCACTCCCTCGGATTTGCAGGGGGCGATTCGGCAGCAGGAAAAGAACCCCCACGCCTATTCTCTTGGCCGCGCTACGGCCGGCGGCCCCGCATTGCCGAACGGCCGGAGCGTCCTGCAGGCCTATGCGGCGCTGGGCGAGAAACATCTGAAGGGGGCCCGGCTCGGGCCGCTCGATATCCTCCATGCCTTCCATCCGGGCGGCGGCGTCGTAGCGGCTGCGGGCCGCGCTGCGGTGCGGGGAGGGGTCTATCCGGCCGGACGAGCCATCAAGGGCTCTGCGCCCCTTACGGCCCCGCTGGCGGGCCGTGCTGCGGCGGAGGCGACGCAATCAAAGGCCGCCGATCGCATGAAGGCTGCCCGGAAGGTCGGGGACATTCAGCGCGACCTCTACGCCGCCAAGCGGCGTGGTGACCTCGCGGAGGCGCAGAAACTTACGGGCGACCTCGCGGAGGCGCACGGCGAATACCGGAAGATCGCGCCCGCTCAATAAATGAGAAAATGGACGAATTCCCGCAGGGCGAAGGCTGCGACAATCAAGACTATGATTCCGATCACGTAATCAGACGTTGTCGACATGAGAGTGCTCCTCATCTGCGCAGCCGGTGATGGACTCCTCGACCTTGGGATGCGCGCCAAGGCCGCAGGGCATCAGGTGAGGATGTACCTCGCCACTTACGATCCGGTAAAGCGCCCGATCGGCAAGGGGCTGATCGATCTCATCACGGACTATCGGCTTGCCGTCGATTGGGCCGATCTCGTCATCCTCGAAAGCAACGGCAAGTACATGCTCGAGGCCGAGCTGTGGCGGCGCCGCGGCAAGGCCGTGATCGGCGGGACGCCGGAAAGCGCCGCATGGGAGCTCGATCGCGAGCAAGGGATGCGGGTCTTCCGAAAAGCCGGCATCCCCATACCGCCATTCCGGGTCTTTACCGACTACGCAGAGGCCATTGCCTTCGTCGAGCGCAAGGGGGAGCCGTTTTACTCGAAACCGTGCAGTGACACCGCCGACAAAAGCCTGTCGGCGAAGACCGGCGTTGCCGAGGATCCGGCGTGGATGCTGCGCAAGTGGAAAAAGAAACACGGTCGCCCGCCCTGCCCATTCCTACTGCAGGAGTCTATTGCCGGGGTAGAGTTCGCCGTCGGCGCCTGGTTTGGTCCATCGGGCTTCGCTGATGGCTTTGAAGAGAATTTCGAGCACAAGAAGGTGCATGCCGGCGACCTCGGCCCCAACTGCGGTGAGGCAGGGACGGTAATGCGCTACGTTAAGCGCAGCAAGCTCGCCGATAAGGTTCTCAAGCCCATCGAGGAACAGCTTGCTCGCCTCGATTATGTCGGTAACGTCGATGTCAACTGCATCGTCGATGAGGACGGTCATCCGTGGCCCCTAGAGTTCACGATGCGGTTCGGGTGGCCCGCCTTCAACATCGAGCTCAGTTTGATCGATGTGGACCCGATCGAATATTTCATGGCCCTCGCCGAGGGCGGCGACGCTCGTGGGGCTCACGTCATGAACAGGGTCGCTTGCGGCGTCGTGCTGGCGCTCCCGCCCTATCCGAACCCGCCACGTGATTACGAGGACATCGTCGGCGTTCCCCTCTACGGTGAGATCGGAAACCATTGGCACCCTTGCGAGATACAGGGCGGCGATCAAGGCGGCGAGATCGTCAGCGCTGGTGGCTACGTGGGTGTAGTCACGGGGGTCGGCGATAGCGTTAGAGAGGCGGCGAAAGGCGCTTACCGCGCGCTGGACAAAATCCACATGCCCGCAAGCCCCTTCTGGCGCAATGACATCGGAAAGCGGCTCAGTCACGATATTCCTGGTCTTCAGGAGCATGGGTTTGCTGCTGGGATGGTTTACTGAACCTCTTAGCAGGATCGCATCGCGGCCCATAAATGGAGCAACATCCATACATAATCGCATGGAGAGCATTTTGGTCGCACCAGCCGCACTGATGCGTCTTTAGCCACGTCAGCCCTCGTTTGCTGACTTGGCATGCCTCTTTGCGGGACAAACTCATTCGTCCTCGACCTCCTGCTCTTGCAGCTGCTTCAGGCCGTTCTCGAAGTTCACCATCATCTGCGCCGCCGCCAACACGGCCAGCTGCTTCTGGTGCGGCAAGTCCTGCAGCGCCCGCAGCACCGTTTGCGTCTTCTCGAAAACCTCTTTGCTGGTGCGGAGGAGCGCCATCACGCCTCTGGCGGCCGCCACCCACCGGCGGCGATGTGGTTCGACAGCCGCGCAATCTGCGACTCCGCGCTCTCGGGCCGATCCTCCTCCGGCCGATGCTGAGCGGCCGAGATTTCGACGACCTCGATCAGGGCCACGAAATCGAATTGACAGCACCAGCCATCCCCGACGATCGCGCCGTCGCGCTTAAAGTACGTCCAGAGCTCGGGCAGCGATCGGCCGGGCGGCATGTCGCACATGCGGAAGTCGCCATTGCGAAACGTGATGCGGAGTTTGCGGTTGTTCATTTGCCAAGCTCCTCAATTGCAGTTTCGTACTTCTCCCAATCGACCCCGAGCTCGTCGGCCATCATGCGCTCAATCTTTGACGCGAACACGTGTTCGGCGTGGTACGGGGCGCGCGGATCGTCGCCGGGCTCGTCGAGTTCCTTGCCGGGGCCGGTGTCGAACGCCGTAACGGTCTCTTCGCTGATACCGCCCTGTTTGCAAAGATATGCCTCGACGAGCTCGTGCAGGGCGACCAGGAATTCGTAACGCTCGTCGGGCAAAGAAGAGACCAAGATGCTGATCTGCCCCGACTTAATACGCCAATCGCCTACCGTGTCGTATCTCTGAGACTCATGCGGGATGGACTTCGCCTCAAAAATCATGTGGTGGCTCTCATCTGCATTCGCGCCGGCTGCGAGCAAGGCGGCGACAAGCGCCGCGGCCGCGGCTTTCATTGCGCCGTCACATAATAGACGGTCTCGATGCCTTGGTACGTGCCAGTCGAAACATAATTTCCCTTCTCATCAAAGGCCGTGCAAGCAACGTGGTAATCTATGTGCTGTCCAGGACTTAGCAATTTCCCGTAGCCTGGCGGGTACATGACGCTTGAGCGCGTTTCTCCCGGTCCCATCATCAGCATGATATCGCCGCCGATCGGGTCACTGTTGCCTGCGAATGCCTGCTGCAGATCAACGGTCTGAGCGCCATCGAAATGCAGCGTGATCTCGACCCCCAGAATCATCACCGGACCATTCGCGATCGCCGATGCCGGATAGATGTTATCCGGGTTCATCGCGGGGTTAGATGGATCTAGGCCATCGCGCCCATTGCAGACGCCCGAAGCATAAAAATTCTTCGATGGCAAGTTCTGCGGCATCGCCTGTGCGGCTCCCGCCAGCGACGCGCAGACCGCGAAGCCGAGAACGGCGGCGGAACATCTCGCCCGTCCTGGTGCTTCCCTGGTGCGTAAGTTCTCGGTCGGTTCACGTCGGTTTGCGTCACTTGCAATCCGGCCCCCAGGCCACAAATCTCTGACAGATTGGCCCAAATGCTGGCGCACCCGGCGAGATTCGAACTCACGACCTCTGCCTTCGGAGGGCAGCGGCGCACAACGAAATGTCATTTATTATCAACCTCTTGAGAGCCTTGCGGCAGAAGCGGTGCGCCCCAGGTGCAGATGCGGGCGTTAGCTTTCGATCTGTTCCATGAGGTCGGCGATAGCCGCCTCCTCAGTCGGCCCCATGCCGATCGGGGAGCCGGGGCCGCCGTAGGTATCGTCGTCAACTGCGCTCCAATCCCATCGACGATCAGGAATGGGAGGGTAGACGAATTCGGTTCTAATTTTCATTGGGGGGGCCTTGAGAGAGGAGAGCCGCGTCATCCATTCGCCAGCCGTCGCGAATTGAAGACGCCTCCCGCCATCGTAGACATTCAGCAGGCCAGCGTAATGGCTTTGCAAGCGAACCGACTGCTCCAGGGCGCTCCTGAGTTCAGCCTCTTCCTGCCGTGACATTGTTGACCGTGCGATGCCTTGGTCTTCCATCGTACTAACCGGGGTTTCCGTTTAAATCCGATATTGGCTTCGCCGAGCCGGCGTCGCGTTCCAATGTGGGTAGGTGTAGCCGTACAACATCAGAAGCCAGTCGGATAGCATGTCGTCCGTGATTCTCATTGGGAGTTTAACTCTCATCTGTCTTTATAAAGCGGCCTGACGGCAAATTTGAATGTCGTGTCGGCCTTATCCGTGAGCCAGCCGCGATCGTGACCACGCCATTTGATCCTGCGGTCATCGTCGGGCTCGGCGTCAGTAAGGATCAATCCGTTGATCACCTCGAAATCCGGCTCGTGGCCAGGAGAGCTTTGGTCACGATACTCGCCAAGTTCGCGGCTGATAGCGTCCTGATCGCCGTCTGGAACACATGCCGCCAAAAGGTCTGCCGCAGTGTCGATCACGATCGTGTAAGTCATTGGGCCCTGGTCGGTCATCGGTTCCTCCGCTCTTGACAAGAATCAAGGTAAGCATCTTGGCTCTTGATGTCAACCCCTATTGCGCTTATATGTGTGCGCATGGAATTGGCGGATGTTATTAAGTTTCTACGACAGGCATGCGACGAAGCCCGCTCGCAAACAAAATGGGCGCGGCAACATGGGATCTCAGTAACCTATGTAAATGAGGTATTGCGAGGACAGCGCGCACCAGGCCCGAAGCTCCTAGAAGCACTCAGCCTAGAGCGTGTCGTTACCTATCGCAGGAGCAAACGCTGCCGCAGAGAACGTTAGCCCAAGAGGATGCCGCACATGGTAAAAGACACTCCTGAGACGACGGAAAGACTAAAGAAGATCCGCGCTAAGGCGCAGTCGTTATTTGCGCTTCATCCGGGACGGCACGATCCATATATCGGCACCAATGTTTATTGCTTTGATCGACGCGCTTCTGGGCGAGCATTCGTGGCAGGACGATCTAGGCGGAGGGAAAGAAGATGCCGGATAATGCATCGAAAACGACCCGATTCGAGGTCGCCGATCTCTATTTCTGGCTGGGCGAAGAGGCTGAACGGGTCGGGTTTACGCCGTGGCAAACGGCCTGGCTCGTAGCTCCAATCGACGTTTCAACTGGAGAGTGCCGGCATCTTAGACCTGCCGAAACATCAGATCTTGATGGAGATTGGGCAGAATGAGCGACCCGCAGACAACCCAACATTGGGCTGTCACGGTCTGGCGGAACGGCGAGGAGATCGTGACGATTGAAACGAATTGCCTCTCTGGTCGCGAGATTAGCGATGAGGACGAGAAAGTGATCGGGATCGCCGCCCGGCACCTATTGGGGTTCATCGGAGATTGTGCATGAGCGAGAAGCCACTGGCGGATCAGATGAGCAATGAAAGAGCCAGTTGATCATATTCTCCGCCCGCAACTGCCCTGGCGGCAGGGCGATGGGGCAATTACTGAATGTGGTTATGACGCCGCGAAGGTGAAGACACTCACGCGGGAGAAGTATTTTCAACGGCTGCAGGACATGGGCCAGCAGCGGGCTGCTCTATTTACGTGCATGACGTGCGCCGATACGGCCAAGCGATGGGGCGCGTGGGATGACGATCCCGGCCGCGCGCTTGACAGAGAAATCGCCTGGGAGTGCGGCGGATCTTATTGGTGCAACCGTGACGATCGCGGATTCCGGCTGAGGGATGAACTTTTTGCCATAGCCGCCTTAATTGCAGCGCACCGCGATGAATTTGATGCTTTGATGTCTGTTAATATGCAACGGCGGAATTGGCTTCTGAAGAAGGCCGATCTAGAAAATCGGAAAACCCGCCGTTCCAAAGAACGGCCTCGCGGCTTGTGGGATGTGTGAGGCAATGAAAAGCGATTCTCAGACGGAAACATTCGAAGAGGCGGAGATGGCCGCCTGGATTGCCGGGCTCGAAACACAAGCTCGTCTGGAGCGGCGGAATGATAAGGCTTGGTTGCTCCGGGATCTGCGGGAGCATCGTCGGCAAGCTGTTGGTCGGCTCCATCGCAAGACCGGCTTTATGCATCAAGTGACGACAGAGGGCATTGCCCGTCTCGAACGCCTGATCAAAATGGTGAAGGAAATGCCAGAATGACTGACACGCCCCCAAAGCGGCAACTTGCCGTGGAGCGCTCTCGGAACACGGCCGTCTGCGCTCACGCCAGCATCCTGCCGGGTCCGACTATCCCGCGAGTCTACGGATCGGGCTGCACCATAGTGTGCGCCGATTGCGGGGCATGGCGGCCAGCTTGGAACGAGCATGTCGGTTGGCGACCGGCGGCCACATTAGAGAAGCGGATTGAAGCGACATGGTGAGCAAGGAAACGGCCGCCTGCTGGCACATTTGGTCGGGCGAGCATCGCGCCTGGTGGCGACGCGGCAAGGGCGGGCTCGGCGCGGGCTATGTCAGTTTTCTCGGGCAGGCTGGCAAATGGACGCGCCTAGAGGCCGAGGCAATGACGCGACACTGCGGTCCCGAAAAGAAAATCTCCCTTGTGCCAGATCCATATGGCCCCGACGCGGAGGTGGAGCATGACGGAAGGCACTTTATCGCCAACCGAGCACGCGAGTGTGCAGATGAAGAATAACGCCCCGGAAACGCCCGTGAGCATGCCGCTGGATCACGCCCGCGAAGAACTGGCGGATCAGGTGAGAATATTCTGCAATTACATGCTTCATCTAGGCGTCACGGGGTTACACCCGGATAATTGGATGCATCGCTTCCAGGAGTGGCAGAACCGCAACCCACTTTCTCGGCAATATGCCTCTACCATCCGAGCGATGGAGTCTAAGGAAATGCCAGAATGAGCGATGAGCAAAGCATCACCTGCCCACACTGTGGCGACATAACGGAGCAGCCTCAACCTCTGCTGGCCGAATACACATGCGGCAAGTGTGATCAGCCGTTCTCCGCGCGACCCGCAAGAATGACTGACTCGCAATCGTCCGACTTTCAGCGAAAATGCCGCGAGGCGTTGGATTTCATCAAAAAGGAATTCCTCGACCATCAGCAGCGTGCGCACGGCGGTTCTGGCGAAAAGAAATTTGACCCTCAAGTGATTGAGGAAATCGGCGCCGATCTCGATAAGCTTTTCAAGCGGCATGCCGCCTGACACTCGGCACTTTTACGCGACGGCCCGGCCATCCGCAGTAAGGAGCCAGTCTCTGATTTTGCCTTGCTGCCCTTCGTGCATCAGATGCGCGTACCGCTCGACCAGCGTCACGCTTGACCAGCCACCTTCCTGCCTCAGCCGCAGCATATCCTTGTGCACCGCGTAGTGCCACGTCGCCCAAGTATGGCGCAGATCATGCGGCGTCAGCTCCGGGTCTAGGCCGGCTCGCCGGAGGGCGCCCCGCCAGGCGGTTTTGATCTGTCCGCCGTATTGGCGCTCGGTGTCGGCGTAGGGTTGCCCAGAGGCAGCGTTAAACACGCGCCCTTCGGGCCCGCTTTGCAGTCCGGCCAGGTGCATAACGATCCTTTGAGGAAGCAAAACCACTCTCCGAGTACCATTCTTGGTTCTCCAAAAGATTGCGCGCCCGCCCGCCAGATCCACGTCGCGCCACTCCAATTCCAGCGCCTCGCTCATCCTCGCCCCGGTCCCGACGAGGAAGACTACCAGCGGGCGAATGTGCGGCGCGCTGGCGGCGATGAGGCGGTCGACCTCATCGGGAATCAGGAAGCGGGTTCGGCCTTCCGGCTGTCGGGGTGATTTGAACCGGGGTGCGTCGCACCATCCGAGGTCGGCGGCGTGGTTGAGGACGGCGCGAAGAGGCACGATGACCCACCGCCGAACAGTCGCCGGCGAAGCTCCGGGGGCAAGAACAGCCCGAGAAACCCTCTCGACCGCATCCTGATCAACGCCGCGCAGGGGCACATCACCCAAGGCTCGAAGGATGCGATGCAGCCCGGCAAGCGTGCTGACAGATCGGCGGTCGGCTCCGACATAACTCTTTACGGCCTCGGCGAAGGTATGAACGTTAGGACGTTCGCCGAGGTGCTGGCGCCGGATGATTTCGGTCTCGATGAGGGCCGCCTCCTCTCGCGCCGTGGCGGGGACGTTAGACGCAGCGCGTCGTCGTACGACTTCGCCGTTGACCGTGCCAACGATCGTGAGCGCGTTGCCCCGATCCTTCCGCTTGATGACCCTGAGTGGCATCGTAGGGCCTCCTCCAATGAGCTTACGGCGATGTCATCAAACAGCAGCAGGCGACCGCGCCGCAACACGGCGATGTGGAGGGCCGTCACGGTCTCGCGCAGCCATCGCGGCGAGACCCGGAACTCCTCCGCCACTTCCTCAAGGGTGCGCTTGCTGCCGGGCATCGTCACGACGCTTCGGTGTGCTGCGCCAATTCCAGGCGCTTGTCGGCGTCGCGCTGAACCAGATCGGCCCACACCCGGTCTCCGCCTGACTGCGCCCTGATGTGGCTCTCGTCATCGGCGGCGCTGGGGCCATTTAGGCCCCGCTCGTTCAGTTGCTCGATGAACATGCAGGACGAGATTTCCTTTCGGATCCGCTGCACGGCGGCGCGGGCCACGTCTGCGTCAGGTGATGGCTTCGCGACCGCGGGGTTCACCCTTGTGGCTATCGGGGCGGGCTGAGATACGGCGGCGTTGCCGTCATCATCTTCTGGCGCGATACCGAGGATCGACATAAGGGCGTAGCGTCTCAGATACGTGACGACCGAGCCGGCCCCCTGCGCATCATACTTTGTTGGCGCGACGGCGAATGTGCTCTCAATCCATTGCCCCGAGGAGTGGCCGAGGATCGTCGTAACGGCGATGTTGGGGCCCGCATTGCCCGGCATCTGCACCACCGCTAGGGCGTTCTCCTCTCGGCCTTTGCGGGTCGCGTCCAACACTGATTCCAGCGTTGCATATTTTGTCTTGTAGGCCAGATTGAGCTTTGCCTTCTCGGCATTCTCAAACACAGCCTGCGCTTTCGCCAGCGCGGCGAACAGCTCATGCAGCTCGGAACTGCGGTTGTAGAGGGCCGCTATCTCGCCGGTCTGGCGATCGAAATCAACAGCCATCGCCCTTCTCCTTACTGAGACTGATCCGCACCGCGCCGGCCTTGTAGCGCGCCGCCTTGATGAGGCCGCGCGTTATGAGACCTACGTCGTCCGGCATCAGATCTTTAATGTTCCGCTTAGCGATTTCGTGCGCCTGGTGGGCCGACAGCGTATTGGCGAAAGACCCGAAGTGCCGCACCATCTCGCCGCCCCAATTGGGCCAATCCGCAACCGATAGATCGTCCAGCAGCACCGTGCGGAGCCGCTTTGGCGGCGGCACCGGCAAGGCAACGGCGTCGGGCGGAGATTCGTCGCGCTCGACGTACCGCCAGAACTCGGCGCACTTTTGGACGTAATCCTGCGCGAAAAACGGATCGACCTCTTGCTCCGTCAGCTCCCACTTGCTGTTGCCGACGAAGGTCGACATGACGAACCAGTCGCACCCGAGACAGAGGGCTTCGTGCGTACATTGCGCCGTGTAGCGGAGCACAAGCTGCTCGCCCGCGCGCCCGACGTGCTTCGCCTGAAAGGTGGCGAGGTCGCCGCCAGACGTGCGCGTGAGGCCGTCAAGCGTACAGCCCAGATGCGGGATGGTGGGATGCCTGGCCTGTTGGCCCCGCCGTTCGACGGCCCGCCCCGTAGTGCGCTCGTACCAGTGAATATTCAGCGGCTCCGTGAAGAGCCCCATCTGAACCGCCAGCACGTCACTGAGGTCGTCCGGCAAAAGGCGCCCCGTCTTGATGAGCCAGAGATGCTGCCATTCATCGCCGCCCGCCACGATGGCGCCCGCATCGCTGCCGCCGATCCAGTTGCGGCGCTGCGCGTGCTGCTCCGGCGTCAGTCCCAGCTTCATGGCCCGTAAATCTCCGGGAACACGCCCATCAGCATCACATGCAGGCTAAGGGCATCGCGCCCGAATTCGCGCGAGAGCTGGTCTATGTTCTCGTCCCAGCTCGCAACGTCGGCTGGGATGTCGTAATAGACGAACTCGCGGAGCACGTGATCCACTAGCCGCGTGTGTTTGGTGACAATGAGGCTCATTGCAGCGCCTCCATCGCATCCTGTAGCTGCCGCAGCACGAAAGTCTTGCTGCCGTTGTCCCGCACTGCAATGAGCGCCATCTCGACGGCGCAGCGGGCGCGGCCGATCCGATTGGCCTGCCGGATCTGGCCGTCACAGAGCTCGCTCCAGATGCTCGTATCGACGGTTACGAACGGCGCCGGCTTTGGTGGCCCCCAAACCCCGCCGATTTTTTCGGATGCCTCGCAGTCGTCTCGCAACCCCATCGCCCCCTCCATTTTTAGCGTGCAGCGATCATGGGAGGGAAGATAGAAGAAACTTTTCTAGGTGTCAATCGCCATTTGCAGAAAATTCTCTACAGCGCCAAAGATCGGGCAATCTTTTTGCCACACCTCCAAGGATCACGATTTCGTGATGTACTAGGATTGTTCAATCCATGACAGATTTGTTAACACTCTACAGGCCTTGGCGCCCAGGAGATCAGCTCAAAAGATGCCCGAGACGAATGTCGTCCTTATGGAGCCAAGCGGCGAGGCGCCGGGGCTTGCCAGCGCGAGTTTTGTAGGCGCGGAGCCGTTGCGGATGGAGGCGGCGCCAGCCGAGCTCGGCGAGCCCTATGGCCCCGTTCTCCTATATGTGCCGCCGCATTGGACCGGCTGGTTAGTCGGAAAGTGGGACGGCGAGGCCTGGTATCAGGTCGCGACCGGCATCATCGTGACTCCAACCGCCTGGCGCCCGCTTCCGAAAACCCCAAGCTGGAGCTGACGATACGCACATCGACGTTGCGGAGCTCGATGTGCACGGCGCTCGGCAACAGCAACTCGGTGTTGATCGGCCATTCAAAACAGCGGGCGATCAGGTCGAGGACGGTGCGCGGCTCCCAGCCCAGCACCGGCATCAGACGCTCGAAAACATCAACCCTCCGGCCATTCTCCGGCGGGTGCGTGAAGGTGTCGCCCGATAGACCCGCTTCCTTCAGGGCGGCGGTGCGGCTCTTCCCCATCTTTGCCGCTCCTTCCTCGACCGCATCCCGAAAAATTTGGTCATTCCACGGCATAGCGCTTCATTGCCTCCCGTCTCACGTTTTTTTGACACGTGAATCGCGAGATATATAGGGAACCTAACCGCGGGTGTGCAGAAAAATTTAGACACTTGACGGAATAGGAAATTTTCTTCACCTAACCCGGTATGTATGAACCGGATGAGCTAGTGCGGCTGGCCGAGGCTTACGCCGCCGCCAAGGGCCGCGCCCTTTCGACGATATCGATCAAGATTTTTGGCCGCTCGCACGACAAGCTCTTCACGCGCTTGCGTGCTGGCTGCGGCTGCAACACCACGACGGCCCAGCAGGCTTCGCGCTGGTTCGACCAGCACTGGCCCGAGGATCTGCCGTGGCCGCTCGCGGCACCGCGCAATACGGACGCCGTAGTATGACTGAGCTCCACAAAGGAGGGCGCGATATGCCGCTCCGTCGCGCCCTCGCGATCGCCGCGGCGGCCGTTGTCGGGTCGTGGATTCTCTCCATCGGCGTCTTCGCGCTGCTGGTGCGCATGATCCGCGTGATGATCACTGCAGTCCTGTCGCTCGGCTTGCCCGTATGACGCCACTGGAGCGGTATCTGGCGGGGCTCAAAGGCCACGAGCAAAAAGGCCACCAGGCAACGCGCCGTCTATCGGCCGAACAGGTGGCGAAGATCCGCGAGAATCCGCCGTCAACCCTTTCCGCTATGGCTCGGGAGCTTAATGTATCGATCCCGACCGTGTGGAAAATCCGGCATCGGATTACGTACCGGGATCTGCCCTAATGGGCAAGGCCAGTCGCGATAAGGGCGCGCGTCGCGAAATTGCCATTGTGGCAAGGCATCGCAATATCGGCGTTAAGGCCGAGCGCGTGCCGTTGTCGGGGGCGTCGCGCTATCGGGGCAATGGCGCCGACGTCGACATTTACCCGTTTGGCCCAGACGCCGCTCCGCTCCTCTGCGAAGTAAAGGCAAGAGAAAACGGCGAGGGCTTCAAGACTATAGAAGCATGGTTGGGCGATCACGATGTATTGTTTTTGCAGCGTGATCAGGAGGCGGTCGGCCAGCCCGCACCCGAACCGCTGGTCGTGATCCCGTGGCGGGTGTGGGATCGTTTCCTTAGGATGACTAAGAGGAAATTGCTATGATGTCAACGGATTGGAGCCAAGCGCCTGCTCCGTGGAACGAGATCTGTCCCGCGATTGCGGACCATCTTCGCCGCATCGCCACGATGCCGATCGAGGAGTTGCGGGCCATGCCGTTGCCGACTGCCGGGTGTCTTGGCGACCCGAGCATTGCGGACATCCAGGCGGCCGTGTGCGAGGAATTCGCCATCACGCGCTCCGAGATGCTGTCCGACCGCGTGGACCGGCATGTGTCGCGTCCCCGTCAGATCGCCATCTTTTTGGCGCGCGAAATCACCAATCGCAGTTTCGGCATCATCGCCACCGCGTTCAACCGCGACTATTCGACCGCCTACGAGGCGCACCATCGGCTCAAATCAGCTGGTGGCGATGTTGCGGCCACGATCGCGAGGCTGCGGCTGTCGCTGGCGGCATAGATGGCTAAGTCAAACTCCGAGCGCCAAAAGGCGCACCGCGAGAAGTGGCAGCGTTACGTAACGGAAACCCAGCGTTACGTAACGGGCATTACGACTATGTTGCTGGAAATAAAGGAGGAACTGGCATCGTTACGTAACGAAATGGCGCGTCGTTACGTAACGCCGCCCTCCTTAATGGTGCCCCCCAATGAGTATATATCTAACCCCCCTCCTTTATCCTCCCAATCGGATTCTTCCGAATCCTCATCGTACGACGCGGGCGCGCGCGAGGTTTGGGAGCATGAATCCACGAAACCAGAGGCGAGCAATGGACGAGCAAAACCACGACGGCGGATTTCGCCCGATTGGCAGCCTAGCGAGCGAGATTGTGAATTCGCGCTTGAATGCGGGCTTGACCCGGATACCACCGCAGAAGAGTTCCGAGACTACTGGCTCGGATGCGGGCAGCCCCATGCCGACTGGTCGGCAACGTTCCGCAACCGATGCCGTACGCTTACCGCCGAACCGCGCGTTAACGGCTTCCGACACCGGAAGAGCCCCGTCGAAAAGCTCTACGCAGGCGCCTACCGGGCAGCACTCGCATTCGACGCACGTCAGCGCGATCGTGGCGAGGCTGATGAGCCACTACTGGACTGCTGACGACCCGGAGGCGACGCGGCAAGCGCAGCTGGAGGATTGGATCGAGGATCTGGTTGAATTTTCCACGGAGGCCATACAGGCTGCATGCACGGAGTGGCGGCGGTGTAGCCGCGTGCGGCCAACCCCACATGACATCCGCACCCTCGCTGCAGCCGCGCAGGCACGCCGGGCGCCTGCTGGTGATGATTGGCCGTGGTGGCTTGCTGAGCAGTGGGGACCGGCGCCTGAAGGCCCGCAGCGCCGTCGGGAGTTCTTGCGACAGTGCAATGTCATGGAGGCGCCGTGATGCGTTCCTGCATCGATTGCGGCGCCTCCGTGCGTGGTCTGCGCTGCTGGCCATGCGCGGTTCAGCATCGGCCAAGCTCTCAGCCAGGATCCGTCTGGACATCAGAGCTGCACGCACGAATGCTTGAATATCAATCCCAAGGTCTGACTGTGCTTGCGACATCGCGAGCCCTAGGCTTGAGCCTCGGTCAAGTGATCGGGAGGATGAGGCGCTCAGGGATGTGTCGGAAAATGCCAGAGATCAGCAACCGAAAGACACGGCGGCAATTGCGGCGCGCGATCCCTCGCAGCTCCCTGCAGTGGATTGAGCGCCATCGATGCTCATCCGAATTGGCCGAGTTCGACGCCGCTCTCGAACGCATACCCGATGACTACGCGGGTCCGACGACGATGCAGCGCCTCGATGTCCTGCATGAGCGGCTGGACGCCGTCCTGTTGCAGTGCGGCCAACAACGGCGCGCAGGTCTGCTGTATCGCAAAACCGCGGCGCCTGCAGAGGCCGCATGACACCGCCGGCCTGCATGCACTGGTTCGCCCGCACCCCAGACCATTACGTGACCCGCAATGGCGCATGCGTCCGGGTCGGCGGCCATTGGTTCGCCCGTGCCCGCAATCGCGTCCGCGGCCCGCTCCGTGACCTGGACACCGCAATGGACGCCGTGCAGCAGATGTTGGAACGCCAAAGCCGAGAGGCCGCTTGATGGTCGCCCGCCCGATGAAAAAGCAGCGCAGCGTCACCGATCTGGCGCCCAGCTTCCCCGCCGCCCCCAAGCCCGGCGATTGGGCCGCCCGCAGCCTCGCCGAACGCCTCGAATACGCCTTCGGATGCAGCCTCGACCGCGCCGTCGACTACCTCTCGTGGCCCCCAGAGCGCTGCAACCCACACATGCTCGCAGCCCAGAAAGAAGCCGTCCGCTGCATGCTCATGATCGGCGCCCGCTTCGGCCTCGCCGCCGCCCGCGAGCAAGCCCGCTTAGAAGCCCTCGAACGCCTCACCACACAGCTCCTCGATGACCCAAATGACCGGAATGGCGGCGGTTAGGCGCTTCCATGAAATATCCAATGGAGTGGAATTAGTGAAATCTGACCTAGTGAATCTTGGGGCTGGCGAATATCGGGTGAGTAGCGATGGGCCAGTAATTGTCGTCCGCGCCGTAATCGGCGATGAGGTCGTTACCGAGTTAAGGATCCCGCGTATCGCCGCCCATGCTCTTGCCTGTACGATTTTATCGGTGCTTTCTGCGCAGCCCCAGCAAGAGAGCCGCAACCTCGTGAGCTCAGACGCGGCAAACTCCGGCGCGTCGTTGCGGTTTGGGCGCTTGTGACCGTACATGAACAACGCCCGGAGGCTCGAGCTGGTGCGGAACGCTAAGGGACCGACTCGCGCTCAGACGCGGCCTCGGTGCCGCGCCTTTCTGCACCACGGCAGCACCAGCGCTGACGTGACGGCTGATCACACAATGATATCAAGGACTTACGTGTCTCGACCTCTGCCCTCTGGAGGCAGTGCCTCTGGGGTGGGGGCATGTACGGGGAGAACCGGGGGGCGGGGGAGGGGCCTGAGATTTCGCCTTCCCCCTCGGAAACTGCGGGCGAATTTGAGTTTTCTGTGGTCCAGAACCCCGCGCGAGGTTTTTCTGTATAGCACGGGTTTTTTGTAACAGACCCGTAAGTTATTGATATTGCTTACATCAAGGGGGGTTGACACGTTTTGGGCGAATCGGGACTGGCACCGCATTTTGCGAGAGGATGATTCGCGATGACGTATCGGGCGACGCAGGAGGTTATGCACCGTGGCCGGGTTGGTCCGGTTCCGAAGGTGGCTCGGGGCCGTATCGGATCGGGGTCATTTCCGTGCCCCGGCTGTGGGGGCGTGACGGTTGTCACGGATAGCCGAGGCGTTGCTGGCGGCATAAAGCGGCGGCGGCAGTGCATGAATACCGAATGTCTGATCCGCACGACGACGTATGAGCATGCGGCCAGCGTCGCTGGGGCGCGCGACACGCTGGCGGAGCTACTGGAGAGGGCGCGCGAGATGGTGCGGTTGCTGGAGGAGCGCTACCAGGCCTAGGGCATTGCATTGACGTGGACACAACCGGTAGGGTGCGGCATGCGCGGGGCCGATGCGTTACGGGAGATCATCCGGCGGGATCGGTTCCGGGCCCATTCGGTTTTGTTCGCACATCGTCACGAGTATGCGTTTGCGCCCTTTCACCGGGACTTGATTGCGGATTTCTGGTGTGGCGAAGCTTTTTACATCGACCTTGGGTTTCGGGAGTGTGGGAAGACGACGCTGGTCGAGGAGGCGATCACGGTCGCGGCTTGCGAGGGCGGGTTTCGGAACTGCGTCATCGTTTGCGCGAAGGAGAGCCTGGCGGCCGAGTTGCTGACGAACGTCAAGGTGGAGTTGGAGAACAATGACGCAATCTTGGGACTCTACGGAGATTTGCGAGGCGATACTTGGACGCAAACCAAGATCACGCTCCGAAGCGGACACTGCATCCAGGCGGTGGGACGAGATCAGAGCCTGCGCGGAACGAAACATCGCGACTGGCGACCTGACCTTGTGGTTATCAACGATTTTGAGGACGATGAGGAGGTCTTGTCGCCAGAGGGACGGCGGCGGACGCTCCGCTGGGTTCTGAAAGTCCTGTTGCCGGCCTGTGATCGGAGCCGCCGCAAGGTGCGGATCTACGACACCGTCCGGGATCCCGAGAGTGTGCCGATGATGCTGCACCGGCATGGCTGGCCGGCGCGGTTCATTCCGGTGTCGTACCTGGATGCCGAAGGCGTCGAGCAGCCGAGTTGGCCCGGTCATCCCACGATGACGCGGGAGTGGCTGGCGCAAGAACGTGGCCTTTACGCCCGCCTGGGCGAGCTCGACATCTGGGAGCGCGAATATATGTGCAATGCGGAGACGCAGTCCGACCGGACGTTCCGGGCCGAGCATTTCAAGGTCGAGGCCGTGCCGCGGACGTGGCAGGCCGTCTACGGCATGTACGACCCGGCCCGCACGGTACGGCGCACATCGGCCACGACCGGGTGGGCCTTCTGGTCATGGGTGAAGAACCGGCTGATCGTGTGGGAGTGCGGCGCCAAGCACATGCTGCCGGACGAGATCATAGACCACATTTTCGAGATGAGCCGGCGGTTTGGGCCGGTCGAGATCGGGGTCGAGGAGGACGGGCTGAATGAGTGGCTGCTGCAACCCATCCGCGTACGCATGCTTAAGGAAGGCGTTATCCCGTATCGGGGCGTTCGCGCTCCTCGCGGGAAGATCGATTTCATCCGCGGGCTTCAGCCTTTTTTTGCCGCCGGGGAAGTCTCCTTTGCGGCTCCCATGCCTGATCTGCAAGAACAGTTATTGGGTTTCCCAACGGGACGCATCGACGCCCCCAACGCCCTTGCGTACGCCCTCCAGCTGAAGCCGGGGCGGCTCATTTACGAAGCATGGAACCCGAATGCGCACATTGAAGCCATCACGCCGATGTGGGCGCGGCCCCTATACGTTGCCGTCAACGCGACGCGGTCAGTGGTTTCCGCCGCTCTATGCCAGATGGCGGACGGGAGAATGGCCGTCATCTCCGATTGGGTTGCCGAGGGAGATGCTTCCGAGGTTTTGGAGGGAATTGTCCGCGAGGCATCGCTCGCCGCCTCCGGGAGCAAGCTGACATTGATCGCTGGCCGGCAGCATTGGGAGCAGTACGGGAATGTCGGGCTCGTTCAGGCGGCCCGGTCATTGGGGCTGGAGGTCCGGCCCGGTGGAGATCCGGCGCGCGGCCGTGAGCTGATACGGAAAGAGCTGGGCCGATCCGGTCCGTCGGGCCAACTCTTCTGCGTCGCTCCGGCTGCGCGCTGGACCCTGAACGGGTTCGCGGGCGGGTACTCGCGACCGCTCCGGGACGCAAACCTTGCGCCCGAGGCGGATGATAACCACTACAGGCTGTTGTTCGAGGGCCTGGAGGCGTTCTGCGGCCTGATGGCGTTTGGGCTGGAGGACGATGACGACGAGGCGGCGAATTTCGCATATGCGCCGGACGGGCGCCGCTATCGGACGGCAATGCCGGCGCGCATGCAGATGAGGCAATGATGAAAGAAGTGGCGGAAAATTATGGTGCCGCTGAGCTGCGTCAGAAAGAGCTGGAATACCAACGAACCGTTTCACAGCAAGCTTATAACTTCGGTAACGTCGGGGTTCCTTGTATCGGCGCCGCTATCGGGCAGCCTGGTCATATTCAGGAAACGCCCGAGCAACTCCGCGAGCGGCATCTCAACTACCTGCGCGAGCACGCCCTCCGGGTGGCACTGGAAATGAGCCGCGGCACCGCGCAGGCGACGGATTGGAGCTCTCACGTCACGGCGGCCCGCACGTACATGACTTTTCTGCTGGAGGGCTGAAATGCAGTACTTGGCGATCATTCAGGCGCTCCTGCCGATCCTGGAGCGCATCATCGCGGCTCTCGAGGCGTCGGGCCAGGCCGGTTCGACGATGACGGTGCCGCCCCAAACGGCACAGCTGCGCAAGATGGTGGCGGACATGCAACATATGGTGGATAGCAGCCAGCCGGCGCATGATGGCGAAGACCGGCTTACCGCGCTTGAGATGGCGGTCGCGGACCTCCACGCCGCGCTCTCGGACAAGCCCTCCCCGGCGGCCGTCCAACAGGCCGTTGCGGACGTCAAGGTGCCGGCGCCATGACGGACTGGCCGAAGTTCGTTTCGCACAAGGTCGTTCAGGCTGCGCCCATTGTCTCAATTGGCGAGAAGACGAGTCCGGGCACGGTTCGCGTCCTCGTGGTCGAGCCGAATGGCGATGGCGTGTGTGAGACCTTTGCGCCAACTGAGCCAGCGATGGCCGATCGCGCCGAAGTTGGCGGCTATGCCGTGATCTACGATGACGGCTTCAAATCCGTCAGCCCAAAGAAAGCCTTTGAGGAAGGGTATACGCCACAATGATGAAATTTGCCATTTCGGCCATATTGGCGAGCGTTGTGCTGGCGTCCTCTGCCCTGGCGGCAGAACCGCGGGATTGCTGGTGGACCGGGCACGCGTGGGAGTGTCGGCACGACCATCCGGGCTGGACGGAACATCGCCGCGAGGAGTGGCGGGAGGATCACCATCACGGGGATTGGTGCTATTGGCATCCGGGGAAGTGCTGGTGATCTGAGATGCCGAAAGATGGCGATCTGCCGCAGCGCGACAAAGAGCTGGCGGGTCGCCGCAACTCTGCGCTGCACAAGGAACTGGTCGAAACGTTCGGTAATGTTCGGAGGGGGTTTCAGGACCAAGGAAAACGGTCTGACGATATCCTGGATTATTGGGACATCTACGACTGCGTCCTGAACCATCACAATTTTTACAACGGTAACTCGAATATTTTTGTCCCGATCGTCTATTCGGCCATCGAGGCCATCGTGACACGGTTCGTCAACCAGATTTTCCCGCAATCGGGCCGCTACATCGACGCGACGTCGACGGATCTGGGTGTGCCGCACGCGATGGTGGCGCTGCTGGAGCACTACATTCGCCGCGCGAAGCTCAAGACCGAAGTCCTGCCGGGCCTCATCAGGGCCGGCGAGGTCGAGGGCCACTATCACCTGTTCGTCGACTGGAATCGGTACGAACGTCACGTCGTTTCACGTGAGACGAGTGGCCCGAAGGTTGGCGTTCCGGGCCTCTCGGCTCAAATCGATAGCGACGATGTCGTTGTCGACATGGTCGAGGAACTGATGGTCGATGAGGGGCCGTGTCTGGAGGTCCTATTGGATGCCGACGTGCTGGTCCAGCCCGTAACGGCGAAATCCATTGACGATGCGCTCCGGCAGGGCGGCCAAGTGACGATCAAGCGGCGCTGGACGAAGGAAACACTCGAAAAGCTAATCGAAGATGGCGAGGTTATGGAGAGACCTGGCCGCGAGCTGCTGGAGATGCGTCGAGCCTTTGGGGAAGGCGGAGACAACAAAGACCCGTACAAAGACATCCTGGACGCCGCCGGCATCAAGGAAGGCGGCCGGTTCATTCAAAGCCATGAGATGTACAAGGTATTGCCGACCGATGAGGGCGATCGGCTGTGCTCGGTCATTTACGGTGGCGGCGATCTCATCCTGTCGGCCAAGCGGATCAAATGGTGGAATGACCGCTGCCCGCTGTTGTCGGCGCCCCAGACGAAGGTTGCCGGTTCCTTCAAGGGCGCCCCCCGGATGGGGAAAGGCGTCGACAGCCTCCAATACCACGCCAATCAGGTGGCGCAGCAGGGCGCGGACTCCATGACGTACTCGATGCTGCCGATCATCATGACGGATCCGGCGAAGAACCCCCGGACCTCGACGATGATCCTCAACCTGGCGGCCATTTGGGAGGTCGACCCGAATTCTACGAAGTTCGCGGAGTTTCCGCAGCTCTGGCAGCACGCCATCCAGGGCGTGCAGTCCGACATGCAGATGATCTTTCAGGCTTGGGGCGTCAATCCGTCGATGTTGCCCCAACAGACCGGGCGGCCGGGCGCCAAGCGGAACCAGGCCGAGATCGCGATGGAGATCCAGGTCGACCTCCTGACGACGGCCGTCGGATGTTCGGTCCTTGAGGAAGGCATCATGACGCCGGCCGCGGAGCAGATGGTCGACCTCGATCACCAGTTCCGGGACGACGAAGTCATGATCCGGGAGTTCGGGGAGTTCGGGGCAGCGGCCAAGATGGAGCGCGTGCCGCCGCAGCAGAACCGCCAGCGCCTCAACTTTACGTGGTTCGGCGTCGAGCAGGCCAGGAATGCGCAGCAGATGCAGCAGCAGATCGCGTTCCTGAATGTTGCGAAGGGCATGGAGTCGGCCCTGAAACAGGCCGGCTATATCTTGGATCCGGCGCCCCTGTTGGAACACGCGGCCGGCAATCTGTTTGGGTGGCGGATGGGCCGGCAAGTGATCCGGGACATCCGGCAGGCGATGGCGATGGACCCGAACCAGGAGAACGCCATCATGGCCGAAGGGATGCCCGTCTATGTGCATCCGCTCGATGAGGATCCGAAGCACATCCAATCCCACATGCAGGCCATGCAGGGGCTGGGGGACGAGCACGGTCTGTTCCGGGATCACATTCAGCGCCACATGGCGCAAATGCAGATGAAGGCCGCGGCCATGATGCAGCAGCGGGGCGGCGGCATGCCGCAACCGGGCGGGCCTCCGGGCGGTCAACCGCAGCCGGGATCGCAGCCCGCGGGGCCAAAGATGCTGCGCGGCCCGAACGGAGCCATACACCCCGATCAAATGCCGGCTGCCGGAGCCGTTGGGGCGCCGCGGAAGACATAGGCTCGCGATAAAATCTCTTGACAACTAGATTTTGCGTCGCCATACGCCACATGCACAACGTCTAGTGGCCGTAACCCCACTGATCGCGTTGCGGGCGTAACCTGCAGGAGAAATCATGTCGGAAGAACGCGCCGGGCCACAGCCCGTCGAGGCGGACGAACTCGACCAACTCCTTGATGATGATGTAGAGGGCGAAGAGCCGGGCGAGGGCGAAGAGCTCGACCTCGGCGATGATGCGGATGCGGATGGCGGCGACGAAGAGCCGCCGGAGCAAACGCAGCCGCAGCGCCCGCAGCCGTCCCGAGCCGAGCGCCGCATCCGGTCGCTCAGCCAGGAAGTCAAGGAACTTCGGTCGCTGCTGACGCGGCAACCCGCGGCGCCTCCGCCGTATCAGCCGCCGCAGCCAGACCCTCTCCGCCAAGCGCAGATCGAGCAGCAAGAGCGCGAGAATTTTCTGCTGATGGATCCATTCCAACAGCAGCAATACACGGAGCGCCGCCTATCGGATCGCTTCCAGCGCGAAATCTTGATGACGCGACTGCAGGGCGCGGATCTGTTGGACAAGCAAGCTTTCGATAATTTGGCGCGGGCCGATCCGGTGGCGCGAAAGTTCAAAGATCAGGTCGAATCGACGCTGATCACGGAGCGCACCCAGGGCCGCAACCCATCGCGGGAAGAGATTTTGGACCGGATGATCGGCGCCGAAGTGCGGGCCAAGCACGCGCGGGCATCCGATCAGCAGCGGGTCCGCGGCCGTCGCCGCATCGCCAGCCAGACGACCCGCCCGAGCGGGACGCGGTCGACGGCGGCGGTGCAGGGTGGGCGCCGCAACCAGAACCAGGACGCCGACGATGATGCGCTGCTACGCGGCATCACGGTCGGCGAGTTTTTGCAAGGCGCCTGATCGCTCGCCCTCCCGGCCGAGCGGGGGCCGGGGAAGAGGGTGAGGAATGGTCGCATCTCTGGGTACGTCAATCAGCTATCAAGGCGCAACCCAGCGCTATCTCGACAAAACCGTCCTGCCGGTCGCGCAGCGGCATCTCGTGGTCCGGCAATTTGCGCAGAAGATCAAGCTGCCGGAGCGGATGGGCCTTACGTACACGGCCACACGGTTCAACCGCCTCACCCTGCCGTATGCGCCCCTGAACGAAGGCGTGCCGCCCGTCGGGCAGGCGCCGACGATCTCTCAGGTTACCGGCGTCATGAACCAGTGGGGGGATCGCGTCAACCTGACGGACGTGTCGGAATTGACGCCCCTTTACGATGTGCTGAGCCAGGCCTCTCGACTGCTGCGCATGCAGGTATCGGAAACGTACGAACGCAACATGCTCGTGCAACTGACCTCCGCGACGCAGGTCAATTTCGTCAATACGCGCGGCAGCCGGGGCGCCCTCGCGGCCGGCGACCTCCTGGACCCGACGACCGTCAACCGCACGGTCGCGAACCTGAAGACGCTCGGCGCCTACATGATGAACGGCCCGACGGGCGAGGATGTGCAGAAGGACATCGAGGAAGGCCCCCGGAAGGCGACGGCCAATCCGCGGAGCCACGAACACTATGTCAGCGTCGCGCACCCCCTGGTGCTGAATGACTTCGCCAACAATGCGACGGTCCAGCTCGCCTGGTCGTACAGCGATATCAACAAACTGTACATCAATGAGGTCGGCCAGTGGCGGGGCCTGCACTTCTGCGAAAGCAACTTGGTCCCGAGCTGGACGGGCTTCGCCAACAACGCCAACGGCGTCACGTACACGCCCCAATCGTCGGGCGGCAATCTCGCGACCAACGCCAACTATTTCATCATCGTCACGGGTTCGGATACGCAGAACCAGTACGAGAGCCAGATTTACGCGAAGTCGGGCGCCCAATCCGTGACGGGGCCGAACGGCTCCATCCAAGTCCTGACGCCCAGCACTGTGGGCTTCACGTATTCGGTTTACATCGGCGTCGGCACGGGCGCCAACCCGCAGGCCCTGGGGGTGTGCTCGCAGGGTCCAACGGTCGGACCCTATGCGGGTCAAGCCGTGCAACTGCCGCCCGCCACGACCGTAACGATTACGGGCATTGGCGTCATGCAGGTGCCGCCAGCGGCGCCCGCGAGCGGCGTCACGGTGTTCCGCTCCTATGTGTTTGGCGAAAACTACTTCGCCGCCCTGGAGCTGGCCCGCATCGAATGGATCAAGTTGCTGAGCCCCGATAAGTCCGACCCCATGAACCAACTCCGCATCATGGGGTGGAAGGGATGGGACGGCATGGTGATTTTAAACCAACAGTTTGGCGCCGCAATAGAAAGTTCTGCGTCCAGCACTGGCGCCTTCGGTTGATCGTAAAGGAGTAGAAATGGCTTGGATGCTTAGAGGGTACGTGGATGTCTGTTGGGTTCCAGAGGGTACGGGCGGCGTCACGGTTATGCCGTCCGGCGGGCTCGGCAACGAGCCCGGCTATGGGGCCGCGGCGGCACCGGGTCCGGCTCCGAACGCGCAGACGCTGCGGTTTCAGGTCGGGGAGCCCGTAACGGGCATCACGGGCATTACCTCCGGTACGCTGTCGACCAATCTCGGCACGGCGGCCGCACAGCTCGGCACCGACCTGACGACGTTTCTGCAGCAGACCCCCAACCTCGCGGCTATTCTCGCTTGGCAGACGGGCGGCCCATGATGAAACGCTGGCTCAAAATCGCCGCCGTTCTGGCGGTGGCACTCGACTTCCTGACGCCGGGCTTCGGGCTTATTGGCGGCGCGATCGATCCATCCATCAGTGTGGCGAAGGCCGCGGGCATACCGGCCAACACATACCAGAACACGCCGCCCAATGCGACGGCGCAGACCTCAACGACCGGCGTCATGGCCGGGATCGGCCAGACCAACTCGTTTACTCCACATTATGACGGCGTTGCGCTGGTTACGATCTCTGGCAATGAGGTATTCGGCGCGACGGGCGCTACGGCGATCCTTGGAATTCGCTACGGCACCGGGACGGCTCCCGCAAACAACGCCGCCTCAACCGGCTCCGCTTGCGGAAATCAGCTGGCGAACGTCAGCCTGACGGGTGTCCTGACGCAGAATTTTTCGGTGCAGTGCGTCGTGACGGGGCTCGTCCTCAATACCGGGTACTGGTTCGACTTGGTGATGGGATCGAGCACCAGCACCATAAACGTAACCAACGTGTCAGTCAGCGTCGCGGAGCAGTGACGTGGAGCGCGACGAAATGGAGAAGAAGCCCAAGGGCAAGAGCATGTCCAAGGGCCTGAAGGCCATGCGGGCCGCGAAGGGCGGCGGCATGCCGAAGCCCAAGACGAAGCGCAAGGGAAAATCGTAATGGCGACCCTCGGCACGAACGCCACTACGTCACTGACGGCATTCACGTTCAACCAGTCGCCGAACGTCCTGACGCCGGCCAATATGGCTACCCTCAAGGCGGGGATCGTCGATGACATCAATCCGCTGTCCAAATCGCCGAATTCGTTCGTCGATTACAACGGCCTGCTGATGATCCCGCGCCGCGGCATGATCAAGATCTTTCCCGGCGATGTCATTGCGTTCGACCCCGCAACGGGCTTCCCCATCATCGTATCCGCCGCGGCCATCGCCAGCGGCTCTAGCCAGTGGCATTTCGTATGAGCTTTGCAGACATGACGCCCGAACAGCGCATTGCCGCACGCGCCAAGGGGCAGGCAACGCGCGACCGCAAAAAGGCCGAAGCGGCTGCTGCCGCAGAGGCGGCCCCGGCGGTCGAGGAGCCGCCGACGCTGGCCTCCCTCGGGTTGGCCGCTGAGCCCGAGGACGATTTCCGGCTGGACGATATCCTGACGAATGAGGAAATCGAGGCCATCAAGGCCAAGGCGCGGGAGCAGGTCGCGAAGGAGCGGAGGCAGAAGCGCGCGCGCCTGCTGATGGACCTGGCGACGGACGAAGCCCGGCGCGAATTGGGCCTTGTCCCGGTCGATGAGGCATTTGAACGGGAGATGGCGGAGCTGGGCGATATCCGCATCAACCTGCCGCGACTGCGGCTCGCCAATGGCCGCGAGTGCCCGCCGGACCCCATTATCATTGACCAACGGGTGTTCGTACACGGCCGCACTTACCAGAACATCACGCTCGCGCAGCGCCTCTATCTCGCTGATCTGATGGGCAAGGCGTGGATGCACGTCGCCCAGGTCGATGGCCGATCACGCACCTATTACAACGAACAGCTCGGCACGATGGTCTATCCGGGCGGGCTCGCGAGCGGCGGCGGCAGTGCGGGGTTCGGGTTTGACGCCATCCATCGGAGGCCGGCATGACCGAGAACCTTGCCGTCGAGGTAGCGGCCGTCCTGGAGGAGTTCTCCGCAGCTGAGCGGGCGCGGGGCGTCACGGCGGCGCGGATGCAGAAGCTCGTCTTTCAGCGCCAGGTTGGCGAGGGCGCCATTGTCTTCGAGGCCGTCATCGACGAGACGGCGGACGCCAAGGAAATCTACGCCATGCTGGAGCGCGTCGAGGCGGCTGCGGATCGCCTGAAGGCGAAAGTCGACCTCTCGGGCCATTACGGGCGCATCCTCAACAACATCGCCCTCATCGAGCAGGCCCGCAAGCGGCTGGCCGAAGAGACGGTCGAGTATGAGGCAAATAATGCTGCGGCGAATCGTAATCGGCGCACTCCCATCATCTTGACGGACGCGCAGTCCAGCAACCTCAAACAGCACCGCACCGCCATCAAGGATTGCTTCGACAAGATCGAAGAGACCCAAAAGGCAATCTCGGAATGCCGGCGCGTCCTGGATGGCGATGATCCATTCCAGGTGCTGTCTGATCAGATTGCGGAACGGCTCGATGCCGTGAGGGGCAGTCGCTCGGCTGCGGCGTGAATGAGCGCCCTGACGGCTGGCCAGATCATAGCGATTGCGACTGAGGCGGCGCACTGTCCGAACAAGCAAGCGCAGGCGCAGCTTCTCCTCAATGCCATCCTGTCGGATCTGGCGCAGGAACGCGATTTCGCACTGGCGCGGCGCCAGTTCGTCTTCACCTTCGCGCCCGGCGTCATCTCGTCCGGGTTGTTGCCCGCAACGCCGCCGTCCAGTTTCGGGTCCGGCCCCTATCAGCTGCCGCTCGACTATCTGCGGATGTCCGGCAGCAGCGGCTCATCGGGCTCGCAGAAATCATTCATCTGGTGGCTGAACGGCGTTCCGTATCCGGTCATCCCCGTCGACCTCGCGGAATTCGACCTTCAGGTCCAGCAACCGGGGCTGAATTCTTACGTGTGGCTCGAGGCTACCGATATGTCGTCACCGATCAGTGATCGCATCCAGCAGGCGACGACCGGCGACGTGACGGCAAATTCTACCGCGGTCGCCAATATCGCGAACATGGTTCGACTGGCGCCGGGTCTCGGTGTTGCGGGTCAGGGCATCGTGCCGGGCACGACACTTCTATCGGTCAATACCGGAACGCAAAGCGCCGTTCTGTCGCAGAGCGCCATCCTGACGATTCCCCAAGCGTCACTGATATTCGGATACGCGCCGACGACATGGGTATATCCGCCGCCGTCATCGGCTCAGCAAGCGTCGATTCGGTATCAGGCATTGATGCCACCGATCACGGATTTTACGACCTATCCGTGGTTTCCCAATGACGGCTACCTGATCGAAAAGCTGACGGGGCGGTTGTGTCAGCTCGTTGATGACGATCGGGCGCCGCAATTGCTTGGCGGCCCCGATGTGCCTGGCTCGCCGGACCAGAAATTGTCCGCATACCTGGCGGCAAAGGACGATGACGCCAACCGGCCGAAGCGCGTCGAGCTCGACCGTCGCACCTTCGGGCAGGCGTGGCCGTCGTTGCCGTCGACGAAAACAATTGGCTGGTAGCGGTGAGATATTCAGAGGACACGCCGGTTCAGCGGCTTGGCCTCTTCGGGTGGCGCCGGATTGTCGCCGATCATCTGAATGATTGCGCCATTCAGCGCCGCGTTTTCCGTGAGGCCATCAATGAGGTGCGCGTCGAAATACGGGAGGAAATAAGGGGAATGCGCGAGCAGTTCCTCGGCAATGTGGCGAACATGCACGCTCAAAATCAAGCGGCCATCAAGACGCTCGCCGAAGAAATCGCCAACATGCAGAAGGCATATCTGGTCACGATGCGGTGGATGCTGGGTGGCGTCATTGCCAGTCTCGCCGTCGTGGCCGGCTGGGCCATTAGTCACTTGCCGGTTTTCGCGCATTTGTGATGGCGCAGCGGAGGACAAAATCTGTCATCTGGCCGCCCGCCGGGCTGTCGGATGCACTGGACGGGACGGCCGATTTCCCCGGCGCATGCTCGCTGCTCCAAAACCTCATGCCGGCGCAGAACCAGGGCGGCATGTTCATTGCGCGGCCGGCCGCGCAAGAGGTCGCGACACTGCCGGACTATGGCGGCGGCCCCCTGACGTGCTTGGCGACGATCGGCAACATGGCTTACGGCATGTATGTGTCCTTGGCGTTCGCGGGCAAGGACCGGCCATTCGCCTACAACATGGCGACGGGCGCATTCCTGCCAATTGCCGGCATGACGAGCGCCAATCTGCCGACCTCCCAACCCCAAACGGGCGACTGGACGCCGCCGACGGCGGACCAGATCGCGACCCGGATCGTCTTTACGCATCCGGGGTTCGCTGGCGGCGACAGCAACGCGCCCTATTACAACGTCCTTACGGGCAATACGACGAACGGCCAACCGCAGATCACGGGCATCCCCTCATCCGCGGTCGATTTTCTCGATACCGGGATGCAGTTATTCGGTCCTGGCATCCCGAGCAATGCGACGATCGCCAGCGTCTCTGCGCCCTCCGTGACGGTCGCCGCTACGGGGACGGCGGGGGACAATCACTTTACGGTGACGAATGCGACAGGCCTTTCGATTGGACAATTAGCGCTTGGCCCAGGATTGGGGCTCAGCTTCATCACGAATATCGTCGGCACGACGATCACAATCAGTGGGACGCTGCTCGCGAACCTTTCGTCGACGCTCGTCACATTCTTCGGGGCTGTCGTTACGATGTCGGCGAATGCGTCCGCGACAGCGAACGGAGTGGCGATCACCGCCGTATCGGCGATGTCTTTTAAATTTGGCTGGCTCGACGTCTCGAATTTCTCCCTGGCGACGCAGGCCAATACCGCAAACGGCATACCTGCACTTTCCGGCAATCCGACCATCACGGGCGTTCAGCCCGGCATGACCATCACGGGCGCCAGCATCCCCGCCAACACGCTGGTTCTGGGGTCTGACTTGACGGTCGTACAGGCAAGCTGCTCGTTCACGTCCGGTCAGAGTCAAGTCACCGTCGTCGGGACGCCGGGCAATGCGGGCATCTTTGCCGGCATGACGGTGGGCGGCGCGGGCGTCCTGTTGGGGACAACGGTCACGGACGTAAGCGGGTCGACCGTCACGCTGAACCAGGACATCACCGGGACGAGCCCGGTGACCCTGACGTTTGCGGGCGCCATCATGACGCTGTCGCAGGCCGCCACCGCTACGGCAATGGGCGTCAGCGTCACGATCGCGGGCGGGAGCTCGGCCAATCCCCTCTGGGGCGCGGGCGATACGAACATAAACCCGCTGCCCAACGTCCCGGTATTTGCCCGTCAGTTCGGCAATCGGTCCTATTTCGGCGTCAACACGACGGACCCGCCCACGAGCGCCGTCGTGGCGTCGGACCCTACGCTTGCCTGTCAGGTAACATTCCTGGGGGGGCAGACGCTGACGTTTGCGGATACGATCCCGGTTACGGCCGCCATCGGATTGGCGCTGTTCAATCAGCTGGGCGGCATCATCCAGTCCCTGATGGTGTTCCAGGGCGCTTCTAATATCCGCCAGATCACGGGCGACCCAGCGCTCGGCACATGGGGGGCGAATTCGCTCCTGACCGCTACCGGCACGTTGGCGCCTAACAGCCTCACGCCAACGCCCAAAGGGGTATTGTTCGCGGCTCCCGACGGGTTGCGGCTCATCGACTTCGATGCGCGGGTCTCGGATCCGATCGGTGTCCGCGGCATGGGGGTGGTAACGCCGTTCGCCAATGCCGTCGCGAGCAGCCGCATGAGTGCGGCCTATAACGAGAATGTCTACCGCATCACCATCACGTGGCAGCCGGCGCCGCTCCTGCGGCTCATCTACGGGTCGGCGCAGCGCACGGACGAATTCTGGTTCCATCTCGATATCGGCAAGTTCTCGGGTCCGCACACGTCAACGACGAATCAGATCGAGGCATGGCAGGCCAATAACTCGTTCATTGGCGACCTATCGGGCGGCGAGGGCCGGCTGTGGCGTTCCGACACGTATCAATCGGTCGCTTCGGCCTACGCCGAAAACGGCTCTCTCCTCGGGTTCACGCTCCGCACCGTACTGCAACCCGATGACGAAAGCCTGAATGCGAACTCCTTGGTGGAAGGGTCGGTCTTCGCCTCCATGTCGGCCGCGACGCAGTGGCTGGCGAGTGCCATCGACGACCAGGGCGTGACCTTGGATCAAACCTATGTGTGGCTCGGGCCGGACGTGACGCAATCGCAGCTCCCGATCTATTGGCAGAACCCCATTGTGTTCCGACAGATGGCCTTTCAGGTGGAGGGAAATTCAGAACCCCAGACCCTGATCGGCAACATTGGACTGCGTTACCAGAAACTCGGATATCCCATCACGTACCGGCCCGTGCCGGAATTCGTTCTTGGCCAAAGCATCCTTGGGGGGACGGATGGTCTTGGTCCATAGGCTTCTGGCTGGCCTTTTGTTGATGCTGATGGCGGGTGCGGCGCATGCGCAAGTCGGGTGCGTGCCGAACCCGAACCTGTTCACCGGCACCCTCAGCGGGGCGTTTGTCAACGGCTGCCCCATTCCGGCCAGCTCGCTGAATGCGCTGGCCGCGGGGGTGACCGGCAGCGTCACGTCGCCGCTCACGGTCGACTCGTTTCAGCAGCAGATTTCCTCAGTCACTTCGCCGACCGCGAATGCGATCTACCGCATGGCAACATCGGCGCTGGTCAACAATTTCGACACCCACCGCTCGGTCGGTGTCGATGTTGCCGGGACCACGGTGACCAACGTCAACCAGTACGCCGCCTATCAGCTCAACAACAACCCGCTGGGTGCGGGCGCCACGTCCGGTGCCGGCGTGCTCTACTTCGGCATGGGCGTTGCCGCGGTCAATAATGCCGCCGAGTGGGGTATCAACACGAACCTGACCGACAACACGTCGCAAGTTGTAACCGCCGGTACTGGCAAGTTTCTACAGAACGAATTCGACTTTAACGTTACCAGTCCGAACACCACGGTAAACGGCCTCTTCGTCGCCGGGGCTTCGCTGTCCCAGCCGGCTCTGGCGCAAGGCTTTCGCTGCCGACCGCTTGGCACCGGAATCATGTGGACGAACTGCTTTTCAAGCGATTCCGGCACCGCGATCAACGCTCTTGTGGTGGGCGCCAACGCGATAAGCGGGGCCAATGTGCCGAGCCAGTTTGTCGCGTTCAATGCGCTCGATGGGGCGGGCGCGCCCGTTACCTACGCGCAGCGGATCAACGCCGCGCAGAAATTCGAGTTCACCGGCCCCCCCGCGAGCTCCGTCTACCTCTTCAGCAACGGTCCAATCCAGTACAGCTTCTATCCGGTCGCGTCGCTGCCGACCTGCAACGCGGCGGCGAAATATCAGCTCGCGGGAGTGAGCGATAACAATACCGCGGTGTCTTTTGGGGGGGCACTGACCGGCGGCGGCAGCAACGTAACGCTCGCGTTCTGCAACGGCTCTACTTGGGTGCAGCACTAAAAAAGAGGCAGCCCGAAGGCGGCAACATGGTTGTTCAGGTAGCGGCATGCTAGGGAGCCATAAAGACGTGACGAGACGCAAGATGTGGTATATCCAAGGCGTTGCGTCCCATAGGGGTATTGCGTGAATGGCCGCATCCATCGGCTCACATTACGATGCTCATTCCGCCGACCCGGCGGTGCATGCCGCCGCTGTCACGCCGAGCGATACCGTCGACCTCACCAACGCGTCGACCGCCTTGTTTCTCAACGCGACGGCGGGACAGACGCTCACGGTCATTATGCTCGGCGGCGAGACTGGCATCCTCTTTACATTTGTCGCCGCTTTTACCGGCTTCGTGCCGCTCAGGGTAACTAGGGTTATGGCGACCGGAACCAACGCCACCGGCATCGTGGCTCTTTGGAGGTAAAAATGGGCGTAGGAGTAGGAGTTTGCGACATTGCTAAGCGGCGCAGCAGGGGCGGGGGTCAGCAGGGCTGATGGATACCCCCGATCTTCTGAGCGAAGGGGAGGCCAGACAGCTCGCTGTCCTTTCGGCAATCCTGACTGATGACGAGTCGAAAAAGCGCATCGCCGCGATGCGGGCGGCGCAGGAAGAGCACGATAACGCACTGAAGCGCCTGCAAGTGCAGCAGCAGGTCAATGAGCAGTCTATCCGCGTCGCGCAGGCCAAGCTCAGCGAGGCAGCGACGATGGCCGCCAACGCAGAGGCGCGCAGCCGCGAGCTTGATGCGCGCGAGAAAACGATGGGCGAAGCATTGGCCGCCATCAATGCCGAAAAGGCGGCATGGGAAGCCGTCAGGCAGAGGGTCGAGGCAGGACAGAAGGCCAAGGCCGAGGAATTGGCCGAGAAGGCAAAGAGCCTCGCGGCGGCGGTCGGGGACATCAACCGGCGCTCTGACGATTTGGCCGAGCATGAGAAGGCCGCGCGGACGCTGCACGACACCTATTGGGCCAAGCACAAGCGTCTACGCGAAGTCTTACAAGAGAACTTGGTTGAGCAATGACGAGGCTCGCATTCCCGGCAATGGTGGCGTTCTTCCTGCTGGCATCGCGGGCCGAGGCGGCGGGCATTACCGAGTACACGATCAGGATCACGCCGCAGAACATGGCGACGATCGGCCACGCGCTCGGGCAGGCGCCATATGATCAGGTTGCCGAAATCATTGCCGACCTTCAGCGGCAGATGATCGAGCAGCAAAAGGCCGCCGCCGCGCCCCCTAAACCCGATCCGGTTCCGCAGTCGGGGCAGTGATGCGCTGGCTCGCCCTCGTGTTTGCTGCGCTCGTGATGGCGGCGGGCCATGCGCACGCACAGAGTCAAGCGACGGTGGTGAGTTCGTGCGGCGCCGCTGGGCCGGTGAGCGGATGGCCGCTCGGGTCCGTGCAGCCCGTCTCGCAAACCGCGTCGGGGTTACTTTGCACCAATGCCGGGGGCTCGTCTGGCTCCAGCTTTGGGAGCCCCTTTCCGTCAACCGGCACGGCCATTGGGTTCAAGAACGGCGCCGGAAACTTTGATTTTGGGCTCGTCGATGCGTCGCATTTCCTCGACGTAAACTGCCAAGTCGGCTGCGCGGGCGGCTCGGCCAGCAACGCGTCGAGCGGGGTCGCCACGAGCTCGACGAACGGGCAAACCCTGGCGTGGCTATACGGATTCAACGGTACGACGTGGGACCGGCTTCTTTCAACATCCGGTGCGCTGAATGTGGTGCCTGGCAGCGCAGGCTTTGGGATCACGAATCTTCCCGCCACGTTGGCCGCGACCGGGACCTCCCTCAATGTCAACGTGACGGGCGGCGTTACGACGGGCTCTAGCTTTGGGAGCGCGTTCCCCGCGACCGGCACGGCGGTTGGGTTCAAGAACGCCGGCGGCAATCTTGATTGGGGTCTCGTCGATGCCTCGCATTTCCTTGATGTGAATTGCCAGGTTGGCTGTTCGGGCGGCTCGGCCAGCAACGCATCGAGCGGGGTCGCGACCAGCTCGACAAATGGGCAGAGCGTTTCGTGGCTGTATGGGTTCAACGGTACGACGTGGGACCAGCTTCGTTCGTCATCCGGGGTGCTGAATGTGGTGCCCGGCAGCGCGGGCTTTGGAATTACGAATCTTCCTCCCACATTGGCGGCGACCGGAACCTCCCTCAATGTCAACGTGACGGGCGGCGTAACGCCGGGCGCTACCTTTAGTAGCGCTTTTCCGTCGACCGGCACGGCGGTTGGGTTCAAGAACGCCAGCGGGAACCTCGATTGGGGCCTGGTCGACGCCTCACATTTCCTCGACGTAAATTGCCAGGTTGGCTGTTCGGGCGGCTCGGCCAGCAACGCCACGAGCGGGGTCGCGACCAGCTCGACAAACGGGCAAACCATCGCTTGGATGTATGGGTTCAACGGTACGACGTGGGATCAACTGCAGGTCGACGCGAGCAAATTCCTGAACGTCAACGCCCAGGCGAACAACCTGACGAAGATCGCCGGCAACAGCGTGGCGACCGCTGCCTCGGGCATCCAAAAAGTTGGGCTGACGGACGGGTCCGGGAACGCCATCAACTCGACCTCCAATGCGCTGAATGAGAATTGCTCAAACTGCCTGGTGACGCCAACGGACGAAGGCGCCTTCACGGCCGGAACTTCGGGGTTCCTGAATGTCGGCGGCTTCTTTCAGACGACCGCGACCAGCAATGCCCTGACGAACGGCCAGTTCGGCACCTTTCAGACCACGGCGCAGCGGGCTCTTTTCACCAATCTGCGGAATTCATCCGGGACTGAGATCGGCACTTCGGCGAATCCCGTCAACGTCACGTCGACGTCGACGCCGACGCCGCAGTGCAGCAGCGTCATCGCGATCAACCAAACGACGTCGACGGACGTTAAGACGCTGACGAATAACGGATATATTTGCTCGGTCGTACTCGTGTCGGCGACGGCGCAGAACGTCAGCATTGTGCAGGGCACAGGGTCGGTGTGCGCCACGAGCGGCGTGGCCCTGATGGGCGGCACAACGGCCAGCATGGCCTTCGCGGCCAATGGCGGCATTAGCTCCGTTGCCGGTACGCCGTGGCTCAAGACCACCACGACGGCGCAGCATCTCTGCGTCCTGCAGTCCAGCACCGGGAATGTCTCGGGCGTCATCACATACCAAGATGCTTCGTAAGGATATAACGAATGGTCGCAACGCCGTCGCCTAATCTTGCCGACTCCCATGTGCTGGCCGGAGACGCAACGTTTCAGGGCCGGATCGAAATTGCGCTCGTGACGAACGCCATTGCGGTAGCCGGTAATAGCGCGTCGAGCGCCGCTGCGATCCGGTTCGCGTCGAATGTCGTCAACAGCCCGGCCACTTTCGCGCCCCTTTTCGCGCGGACTATTGCGGCCAACACGACGGTCATCACCGATGCCACTGTGGGCGGGACGGTTCCGCTTACTGGGGCCAATGTCGCGGCGCAAGGTGCGCTCGTCACGGACCCGCACCTGACGGCTGCGTTAGTGGCTGATTGGTCGACGTTTTTCTTAAACTCGACTACGCAGACCACGACCACCACCACGACATAAGCCCCCGTGTTTCGCCGAGTCCTCCTCAGCCTCGCCTTAATGGCGCTCGCCGTCCCGGCGCAGGCTGCGTGCGGGTTTGGCAGCTCGATTGGCGGCGGCCAGTGTCGGGGCTTCCTCACGTCCGGCACCAGCTTTGCGGTCCCGGCAGACTGGAATAATGCCGCGAATGCGATCGAGGCCATCGGCGCTGGCGGCGGCGGCTCAGACCAAGACGTCAGCAACGAAGGTCAGGGCGGCGGCGGCGGCGGATACAGGAAAGCGACCAACGTTACGCTGTCGGGCACCGTCGCTTATGCGATCGGTGCCGCAGGCACGCGCGGAAACCCGGCCGGGGCGGGCGGTGATACGTATTTCTGCAATAGCTCATCCAACTGCGCGTCCATTGCCGGCACGGCCGTTGTCGTTGGGGGAAAGGGCGGCAAAGGTGGAAGCGGTTTTACTTCCGCGGGTCAAGGGGGCGGTCAGACGGGCAATACCGGTGGCGTTGGGGCCACGAGTCACCTGGGCGGGAACGGCGGCCCCGCAGGATCTTCATCCGGCGCCGGCGGCGGTGGCGGCGGAGGCGCCGCGGGGCCGAATGGCGACGGAAGCGGGGGCGGCAATGCCGACGCGAGTGGCGTGGTTTACGGCGGCTCAGGCGGCGGCGGAAACGGCGGCGGCTCAACTACTTTTGGGGGGAATCCAAGTGCCGGCGGCAGCAATGGGGGGGCCGGAGGTACGGCTCAGGACGCCACAGCCGGCGGCGCCGGGGGCGTAAGTGGCGCGGGCGGGGCGGGATCTCATGGATCGGGCGGCGGCGGAGGTTCGGGTGTAAATGGCGGCCCTGGTTTTGTTGGCGGGCAAGGCGGCGCCGGTGTTGATTTTGACGCATCACATGGCAGCGGCGGCGGCGGCGGCGGCGGCGGCGGCACGGCGTCGGGGGTAAGCGCGGGGGCCGGTGCGGCTGGTGGGCTTTATGGCGGCGGCGGCGGCGGGGCCGGTTATTTTCCTGCCAATGGCGCCAATGGCGGCCAGGGCATCGTCGCGATCACCTATACGAGCACAAGCACGGGCGGCTGCACCCGCACCCTTATGGGGGTAGGGTGTTGAGCCGGATCGCCCTCATGGCGGGTTTGCTCTCGGTTCTTGTGGCGGGCTCGGCGCTGGCCGCGGTCCTAAAGCTGGCGGCTCCCGTCAATACCCCGCCTCCCACCGGGCACTGCATCCTAGTCGCAGGCACGACCACCAACTGCCTCCTGTATGTCGGCACGACCGACTCGACGGCGATCAATTACGTGCAATGAAGCGGCTCGGATTTCTGCTCTTTTTGCTGTTGTCGACGAGCCCGGCATTCGCTCAGCTGCGAATCGACCAGCTGACGGGCGTCGGGTCGATAACGGACTCCGATATTTTCCCGGACTGTCAGGGATGTGGCGCTGCCAGCAACGCCAAATCGGCGACGGGCACTCAGATGTACACGTACATCGAGGGCAAGATGGCGGCCGGCAATCACGTCTGGACGGGCAGCAACGCCACTACGCCGCTCGCCCTCACGCCAGGTGCCACCGTCACGCCTACGTTTGCCGGGTCCGTGGACCTGACGCTGACGCTTGGTCAAAACAGTTTCATCGCGTGCCCGAGCGCCGGGCAGACGGCGGGGCAAAAGCCCGTCTTTTATTTTACGCAAGGTACGGGCAGCGGCTCGGGCGGATTTCAGCCGACCTGGGACACCTGTTATGGGTTCCCGAACCATCAGCCGCCATTGCTGACTGCCGACACGGATGGGGCCAAGGACATGGTCGGATGCGCCGTGCTGGCGGCCTCCGGGCTTGAGTCCATCTGGTGCGGCACCCAGCAGAACCAGATCGGTTACGGGCTTCAGCTCCGCAACAACCATGCCTCGGCGTCATGCTCAAGTAGCACGACCTGCACGATAACGGTATCCAACGTCGTTGCCGGAGATTTGGTGGTTTTAGGGCTGATGGAATCCGGGTCTGCGAGCAACCCGGCAAGCGGCAATTTTGTCTCGGCAGCGGACGCCCACGGCAATTCCTGCACTAGGGCAACCGGGACATTCAAGACCTATGCGGGCGGCGCCCGCGCGACTTCGGTCGCCTATTGCCCCGTCACGAACAGCGTCGCGAGCGGCGATGTCTGGACCGTAACATGGACGCCGACGGAGCTGTTTACCGCAGTGCATTTTGCCGAGTTCGTCGGGGGGGCCGGAAGTCCAGACATTGGCGTTGGGAACGGGGGCAACGGAACGTCGACGACGCCGACCGTCACGGCTACGGGGGCGGACACGCAACCGTTTCAGCTTGTCTTTGCGATGGCGAAGGCAGACGGAGGCGGCACCATTTCGGCCGGCGCTGGCTTTACGTTGCTCGACACCCAGGCGCAAGGCAGCAACCCCAGCGCGGACGAGTATCGGCTGCTGTCGACCGGCACCGCGACCGCCACCGTCGGCCTGACGAGCTCGGTCCCGTATGCGATTTCGACCGCGGTCTTTGCACACCAGTGATTAGGTTTGCGGCGATTGTGGCACTTCTGCTGTTTGCCGGCGGGGCCATCGGGGGAATCGCCCAAGCTCAATGGCGGCACAGCATTCTCGGCGCAGCCGCGAGAGTTCGCGTACCGCCGCGCCCGATTGCGATCTCTCCGGTTAACGCATCCGCCCAGGACACAACGATGTCGGGCGCAACGCTGGCTGGGTTTGTCGTCACGATGTCTGATGCCAGCACCTTCACGGGCACCATCGCGGACCTTGACGGATCCGGCCTAACGCAGATGAGCGGCTACAACCTGGTGGCGGCTCGGAACTTCGCCGGAACGGATGACGGGACGCACAATTTTGACATTCGCGCATGCCAAGGCGGCAACTGCCTTCAGATAACCTTCACCCTGTCGATCAGCGCTAATGCCGGCGGCTGTACTGACTCCGGCACCAATCTCTGCATGCTCTGGGCCATGTTCGTCGGAAACGGCGCGGGCACCGTGCTCTCTACCTTCGGCAGAAATCTCGACTGGACGGGCAACTTCATTGGTCAGAATATGTGCACACAGGACCAGGGGATGCCGATCGTGGCTGGGATCGACTACCCGGCTGTGGCGACGCCGAATTATCCGGCCGAGCTGTCCGACGTCTCCGGCTGCCCCAGTTCAATCTATTATATACGAACTCAGAACGAGTGGTTTCTCTGCGGCAACATAGACAACCCCTGGGTCAATGTGCCGGGGTGCGACGAGAGCCAGTCGCCGACCGTGTCGCCCTCGACGTGGATCTCGCACGTCTGCACGATGTACGCTGCAATGGACGCACAATTTCCTGGGATGAGGCGGACGTTCTACGCGCCCGTCACTGATGCAGAACGCGCTTACGACCCGTCCGGCAGCTGCCATTACGATTTCTTGGAGACTCACATCTACATATACGGCGATAACATTCCTGGCCGAACGGCCGAGGGAGACTGGGCCGAGGCGCGCTACTGCGGGGGCCCCTCGTATGCCGGGGTCCCCTCGGTCGTGTGCGATCCCAACAGCGTCCTGGGCCGCATCACGGCGTACGCCGCGTCGATGGGGAAGCCACTGACAGTGGACGAGTGGTGCTCGGCGTACAACGACACCGCGTCGCCGGACGGCACTGATTACGGAACGTATCTTATTGTTCATTGGATGCAGGCCAATCACGTTCTTTCGTCGCAGCATTGGAATCAAGAGGTGTCGGGAATCACTACGACGTGCGCCCCGAGTGATCTGGCGAATGTGAAGAACGCGATGGTCAATGCGTTTGGCGGCACGCACTATGCTGGCACCACATTTACATTAAAGGCGCTGCCGAGCCCGATACCTGGTACGTGGCAATGAAGATCACGTGGTGGTGATTAGGTTTGCGGCGATTGTGGCGCTGCTGCTGTTTGCCGGCGGGGCCATCGGGGGAATCGCCCAGGCTCAATGGCGGCACAGCATTTTTGGCGCGGCCTCAAAAATCGTCATACCGCCACACCCGATTTCTATCTCCCCGGTTAACGCATCCGCCAATGACACAACGCTATCTGGCACAACGCTGGCTGGGTTTGTTGTCACGATGTCTGATGCCAGCACCTTCACGGGCACCATCGCGGACCTTGACGGATCCGGCCTAACGCAGATGAGCGGCTATAACCTCGTGGCTGCTCGAAACTTCGTCGGAACGGATGACGGGACGCATAATTTTGGCATTCGCGCATGCCAAGGGGGCAACTGCCTGCAGATACCATTCGCTCTGGCGATCAGCGCTAATTCGAGCGTTGCATGTATGCATGGGCCAAACGCGTCGTCCGCCCCTGCCCCCGCGTCCCACGCCGGGTTCAATACGTGCCTCCTGAACGCAGACTTCCAGTCGAGTACCACTGACTCCTTCGGCACCAATTACAGCAATACGGCCACCTACATCGTGAACTGCGGCGCGTCGCCCACGAGCGACGACACCGTGTGGACCCTCGGGTGGTTCGTCTCACCGTACGGGTATTTCGACACGACCCCGTGCTCGCGGGCACAGATCGTCACGGACCCTGTAACCGGCACGACCGCCCTGGACCAGAGCTTCCTCACCGGCGACAACTCGGGGTTTCCTGGGTGCTGCCCCGGTCACTCTGGGCCGCTGCTCACGGCCCTGCACTGGCCGACGACGTACAGCCCAGGCGGCCCCCACGGCGGCCCGGTCGGCAACGGTCTGTGGCAGGCTGGATACTACCAGATCACGTTCAGGTACCCGTCCGCCGTCCTGTCGTATCCCGGATCCGGGATCATGAGCGACTGGTGGATGGAGCAGTCGACTGCCCAGCCGGTCGACATAGAGGCCGACTTCTTCGAGCTCCAGCCGGCCTTCAACAGCGGCAACAACTACCACCTCATGACGAACGACGCCCAGAATTCCTCCAATCCATTCGCTGATGCGGCCGTCGACGCCACGGACAACCAGTACCACACCTATGGCGTTTTGATGACGTTCAATGGCTCCGCGAGGGCGATGTGCGGCTACCTGGACGGGGGCATCGCGACGGCGACCCCAGTGGGGTGCTCTGGCCCATTCTCGATCTCCAATTCGGACTACTCGGCTCAGTTCGCCAATTCCCTCACCAACTGGGTGGGGTTCTGCGACCCGAGCGACCCCAACCACAACTGCATAACGACTAACTCCCACATGTACATCCGGGACATCCAGGGTTGGACGTGCTCCACGCCGTGGAATGGCCCGTGCACGGGCTCCCTGATAACGAGCATGAATGAAGAGACGAAACCCCGGCACTTCGCGTGGTTGGGCAGGATCGGCGATTATCTCAGGGCACTGCTCGTGACACCGGCTAGGGCCGACGGGTTCGACAGGCCATTCGGCCAGACGTGGGTTTGTCCCGACGGAAGGGCGGCCGTGCACGGCGCGTGCATCCCGCCGGAGTTCAGGGGTGCCGAGTGGTGGAAGGCGTGCCTGCCGTCGCGGAGCGACTGCGTGCACTCCGACACCGCCTTTCTGGGGCACGATCAGATGGGCCTCGCCATTCGGGGTCCCGGCTACTGCTATACCGGGCAGCCCTACACGTGCTCGCCGCTCGGGGCGCCTCAGTGAGCCTGCCACTGGCGGCTCTCTACGGATATTTCTTCGTCGCCATCGTGCTCGACCACGCGCACCTCGCCAGCCCCGTCGCTCTCGCGTGGAGTAAGCCACGTTTTCGTGCATTGATGCTGAGACAGTGGGAGTGGTACCTGCTCCTGCCCGTCGCCCTGGTGGCTGCCTCCGTGCTCGTCGGCCTAGCGGCATCTGGCCCCAATCGCCTCGCCCCCGGCAATGGCGTCTACCGGGCACTTGTGACGGTGTACATCGTCTGGAATGCCTGGCACTTCGGGTCGCAACATTACGGCGTAGCGAGCCTCGCCGGCTGGCGGGGCGGCAGGACGCCAGACCACATGTCCTTGATTGTGTGGCCGACGATGGTCGTGATGCTCGTCCCCGCAGGCGGCTGGGGACCGCTCGTCTTTGCCGAGGCCATCAACTTTGCGCACTGGACGACCGACATAGGTCTATCCACGCGTGTCATGCGACGGCGCTGGTGGGCCTTCCTCCCGGCGATCCTAGTGGTTGGGCTCGTGGGCTTCCTCTGGAAGGCGGTCGGGACGCACCCGTGTGCTGGAGACCTACCGGTGTGCACTGTAGTGTGGTCCGTCCCCGTGCTGATTGGCCTGCGCTGCGGCCTCGGCTTCGTCCATTTCCTCTACTCTCGCTGGGTGTGGCGTGCCCCAGCAAGGCTTGCGCTGACGGCCGTTCTCCCATATAGGTAGATGTCAAGAGATTTTTCGCGACTAGATCTTGTGGGGCGCCATGACCGAGGACGTGCCGGGCATAGAGTGGCGGAATGGCCTTCCGGTAAAGATCGAATCATTTACCCCGATGGACAAGAAACGCCGGTACGGGATCGTGAGGCGCGACAATTGCGCCTCTGTGCCGGGCGACATTGTTTCGGCGAACGTCGTGACGGGGGAATGCGCGTTGGTGGTCGTCGATAAGTCCGAAGACAAGAGTTTCGGCCCCGACGGCTTCAGGATCATCCGCAGATGACACGCTGGATCGCGATGGCGCTGTTGCCGCTCGCGCTGTCGGGGTGCGGCGCCACGGCCGCAATCGCACCCCTCGAGGGATTGCTTGGTGCGACCGGCGGAAATGGCAGCGCTGGGGCCACTCTCACTCTCGTAATCGACCAGGCGCACGGAACCCTCACGATGGGGAGCCAGCCGACGGCCACGACTGTGGTTGCGACCCCGGCGCCAGTCGCGACGCCGCCGCAACCCGTCATGACGCCGACTCCCGCGCCCTCGGGGGGAAGCCCCGTGGTAGTGATGCCGGCGCCCATCCAGGCGCCTAAACCTGTTCCGACGGTCCCGTGAGCGGGACGCCGCCGTCATTCGCGCCGACCGCCGCCGAGGCTTTCCTGCTGGCGCTGATTCGCATGCGGGAGAGCTCCAATAACTACACGGCCACCAACATGGTCTCGACGGCCTCTGGCGCTTACCAGTTCATCGATGGCACATGGACTGCCGTCGCCAAGGCGAGCAGCGTAGGAACGGCCTACTCGCGCGCCAAAGACGCGCCACCGGTTGATCAAGATTACAATGCCCTCACGCTGTTGCGGGCCAATGGGCCGAACTCATCCTATTCGTGGAAGGCCAGCGGCCCGTATCCGACGCTCGCCGAGTGTGAATTTGCAATGGAGTTTGCGTAATGGCCGAGATGATTGTCCAAACGATACGCGATCTTCGGGTTGCCATCGCAGACGCTCCCGATGATCAGCGCATCGATGTTTGGTATCGGAATACCGGCAAGGTGCTGATCGCCAAGGGAGTAGACGGAGAGAACACCGATTTCAGCTTCGTGGTGCTGGACGAGTGGCCGGATGTCCGCCCTGCCGGTCCCTGATCCCGCGTCGGCCCTGCGGGTCATGCGGGTGCGCCGGCCTGAGACAATCGCGCAGCCGAGGCTCCGTGCGCTCCTGATGCGGGCCGTCGAGGCAGTGCGGTATCCGGGCACGACCCCGCGAGCGTTCTACGATGAGATAGCGGCTGGCATTACGGGCGATCGGCTGGGCGTGTTCGTTGGCGTCGACGAGCACAAGGGCGCCGAGGCCGTCGCGGTCGTGATGCTTCCGCAGAACCAAGCCATGATGACGGCGCAGATGACGCTCGTGTACAGCGAGAGCCGCCTGCTATCGCGCATGCTTGGCGATCGAGTGCGGGAGTTCGTGAGGCGGGCCGGGTACGACCGGATCATTGGCGTCAACCTGCTGCACGACGACGAGACGTATTGCCGGGCGTTTCGGCACGTTGGCGAGACGAGCGTCATCGGTTCACTCATTGAGGCACGGATCTGATGCTACGCCTGATCCTTCTCATCTTAGTGATTGTGCTCGTCCTCGGGGCGCTCCCGACGTGGCCTTATAGCGTTACTTGGGGGCCATATCCCGCTGGCGGGTTTGGCCTGATACTGATCATCATCGTTATCTTGCTGTTGTTTGGGGTTGTCTGATGCCGGGCGGAATCGGGGGCGGCAACGTCAACATCCCACAAGGATATCAGCCGCAGTTCCAGGGGCAGGCAGACCAGGGCTTCAGCAATCTCGTGTCGAGCATTTATGGCCCCTACACGGGAGCCGCCTACACGCCCGGCTCGGGGCAGCAGTTCGGCGGCGGTGTTCCGAACTCCGCCTATGCACCGCAGTTCAACCAGATCCTGTCGGGCGCTTTCAACAACCCGTACCTCAGTCAGGCCCTTGGTTGGTCGCAGGGTGCCTCCAATGCCGCGGGCGGGGTCGGCAACCAAGCCATCGATCTGTCCCAGCAGCTCTCGGGATTGCCGATGGCGACGGCCGGCCTTGGCAACCAGAATGCCGGATACGCGCAGCAAGTCGCCGGATACGCGCCGCAAGTAGCACAGCTCGCCGGCCAGATTCCCGGCATGGCGAACCAGATTTGGCAGGCGGCCGCGGACCCGCAACAGGCGCAATATAATCAGCTCGCCCAGCAACAGGGCGCGCAGTCGAACGCCGCCAATGCGGCTGCTGGTGTTTCGGGAACGCCCTACGGGGCGAGCCTGACGAATCAGGCCCTTCAGAACCTCGCCCTTAACTGGCAGAACCAGCAGCTCGGGCGCATGACGCAAGGCGGCCAGGCGGCCGGGAACCTCTACGGTCAAGCCGGGAACCTGTACGGGGAGGCCGGCAACCTGCTGGGCCAGGCCGGCAATCTCAACACATCTGCGGGCAACCTCTATGGTCTGGCGCCGCAGATCGGACAAGAAAACCTGCAGCTCGGCGGCGGCGGCGCGAACCTGGTCAATCAGGCCGGCCAGATGCCGATGAACGTGTGGGACAATTACCTCAACCAGCTTATGGGCCTGACGGGATCGGCACAGCAGGGCATACAGCAGCCGTTGCAGCAGGGCGCGTCGGACTGGATGAGCTATCTCAACCTTGGGCAGAGCGCCGAACAAAATCAGCTGCGGGCCGCTCAGCTGCAGATGCAACAACAGCAGCAACAGGCGGGCTTCGCCGGCGGCCTGTTCGGCAACATCCTTTCGCCGCTCGCGTTCGGATCGGGCGGGATCGGGAGCTTGTTTGGCGGCCAAGGTCTGTTGGGCATGCTCGGTGGTGGCGGGGATTGGTCGAGCGGCTAAATGGCTGGCTTCTGGGATTCTTACACGCAGGGTATCGACACTAACGCGAACCTCCAGCGGCAGCAGCTCCTACAGCGTGAGCTCCTGATGAAGATGGCCCAGGAGCAACGCCAGCGGCAAGTTCTGGGGCTGATCGGGGCGCAGGGTAGCGGCATGTTCGGAGGCGGCTCCGCTCCCATGATGCCGCCGCAGTCGAACGGGGCGCCGATCGGATACGGTGGCGGGCCGGGCGGTATGACGACCCTCAACGGCTCCATGATGCCACCACCACAGCCACAGCCGCAGCCGCAGCCACCTATGCAGCCGCCGATGGGGCAAATGCCAAGCCCGGTTGCGATGGGAGGCGGCCAGCCAGGACAAACGCCGCCCATCGACCTGTCGCGACTGCAGAACGAAATCTGGAAGCTGGAGTCCGGGGGCCGCATGGTCGGCGTCCCGGATAGTCGCGCGGGTGGCGTTGGTCCCATGCAGGTAATGCCGTCGACAGCCGCCGGGTATGGCGTCGGCGGAGCTGCGTTGCGGGATCCCCAAACGAACCTCGACGTTGGGCGGCGCTATGCGGCCGATATGTACTCGCGCTATGGCGGCGATCCAGAGGCGACGCTGGCGGCTTACAACGCCGGCCCGAAGCGGGCAGATCAATTTCTCGCCTCGGGGCGCAACGTATCGGTTCTACCGGCCGAAACGCAGAAGTACATCGCCAAGGCCAAGGCCGATCTCGCTCCCGAGCATCAGCAACAGGCGTCGCAAACTGCCGTGGTGGCGGCCGGCGCACTGCCGCCCATGATGATGGGGCGCGGCGGTCCCGATGTCTTTGCGCGCCTCGTTGATCGCATCGCCGGATCGAACGCGCCGGATGAGGTTAAGGGCGCGGCACTCGTCGAGCTGTTGCCGCTGATGTCACAGGAAGGCCAACGGCAGTTTCAGCAGGCCTGGGAGATGACAAAGTTTGGCGTCGGCCAGCAAGAGAAGGGACGCGAATTCGATATTCGGCAACAGGAAGTGGAGGCCAACCGAGAGGCGACGCGCGCCTATCGGGAGGAAAGTCTCGACCTTCGCCGCGGGCAAGCCGCAGCCGGACGGGGCGCTGATTGGCAGATCGTGCAGACGCCGGACGGCCATACGATGCGGGTCAATCGGGCGACCGGAGAGACGGCGCCCGTCGAGCTCCCGCAGGGAACGGGCAAGATGGGGGCCGCCCAGAAGGTGGGTGACTTACTGCCTCCCGACGTGGTCGACATGATGGCCGAACAAGGGGTCGCGGGAGACCAATCTTGGAAACAAAATCTAGGCCGTGGTCAGCAGGGCGCCGAGAAGATCGTCGCGGTGGAGACTGCCATAAACAAGAAATTGAAAGAACGTGGCGAGAGCGGATCCGATCTGGCGACCCGCACCGCTGAATATCAGGGACTGAGGGCGGGCGAGAGGACGCTGAGCCAGCGCACCGCAAATATTGGGATGCGGATCAATGAAGCGCAGCGCTTCGCGCCTATTGCCCTTAACGCATCAGAGAAAGTCGACCGCTCGCAATTCCCCGCATTCAACCGCCTATACGAAGCTGGCCTGACGGGAACCGGCGATGAGAATGTGGTGAGGCTCGCGGTCGCGACGCAATCTCTCCTGAATGCTTACGCGGCTGCCGTGACGCCGACCGGCACCCCGACAGAGGGCTCCCAGAGCCGCGCCCATGCACTCCTCGATGCCGCGTGGTCGCAAGGCCAATTCGCCACGGCCATCAACCAGCTGCTCGTCGAGATGGACGCGGCATCAAAATCTCCCGGCGCGGTTCGGGAGGAGTTCCGCCGCGGCGCGGCCGCTCCATCAATAGCGTCGCCGCCCTCAAGCGAGACAACATCGGGCGGCATTCAGCCGGGCGGCGGCCCGCCTCCGGGGACCATAGAGGGAGGCTTTAAATTCAAGGGCGGCAATCCAGCCGATCCGGCGAGTTGGGAGAAGCAATAGGGTGGCCGAGGAGCAATCCGGCCCCTGGCTGAAATATCAGCAGCCGTCGGCGGGTGCGCCTTGGCAGAAATACGGCGCCCCGTCTGAAGGCTCACAAGGCTCACAAGGCTCACAAGGCTCACAAGGCTCACAAGGCTCACAAGGCTCACAAGGCTCATCTGATGAAGGCGGCTCAACGCTCGGCGCGCTGTATCGGGGATT